TGTTAGGTTTACTGGGAGTACAGAACTCCAAGCACCTTCACCCCATGTGCCACGGCCCCAGCCGTTAATATTTGCCATCAGGCATCCATATTATATTTGGCGGCTTCAAGCCGCGACAAGCAGTCGGTCAGGATCTCGCGCACGGGAACAGTCATAAAGTCCTGTTCCAGCATTGCCGTGATCTTTTGAATGGAATATTCCACGTCTTCAAGAGCCGTCATAAAAATCTCCTAGAATCAACCCCAATTCTACACAAAAACTAGGAAGGAACACCTTGGAATTTACGATTCAAGATGCGTTGAACCTTGGAATGTGACATCGGCGGTATATCGTGCAGGCTATTTACCTGTCTGGCAATCTTGCGAGGCCCAAGACCACGCCCGTGCAGCTTGTAGATAGACTTGAGAACGTCTTGCTCTGCTGGAACCTCCTCAAGACGCTTGCGGGTCTTGCTACCACGCTTTTCTTCAACGTGCTTAAAGCCATAGGGCGCTGAGCCGCCAATGGCGTAGCCGCGAGATGCCCAGTCTAGTTTGCCAGCAGCAAAGCGATCCTTGATGGTGGCGTGTTCTATCTCGGCAACTGCCGATAAAACCATCAGCATGATCTGGTTAGCCATAGAGTTCATATCAAACTTTGAGTCCAAGCCCTTAGACTTGGCAGCATCTGGGTAAACAATCGGCATCTCGCCAAACTGCTCACAGAAATACAGGGTGATGCCAATGTCCTGTAGCACTGGGATCAGGCCAAGTAGGTCAGAGCTTGAGCGGCTCAGGCGGTCAAGTCGGGTGCAGATCACCACGTCATGGCGATCAATAACGTCAGTCATGTCGCGGCTGGCTGGTCGATCAAGCACAGCGTGGGTGCCAGATACGCCCTCGTCGGCAAAGAACTGGTCAACCTCTCGGTTGTACTTCTCACGAACAAACTCAGTGATCTGCTGCTTCTGCGTCTCCAACGAGATGCCAGACTTGACCTGCTCGTCTGTTGATACGCGCACATAGCCGTAGATGTTGTTGATTTGCTTGATTGGGCCGCTCATTATTCGATTCTCCAAAGACGCACTTTCTTTTTGTCATCAGACAATCGCTGCACAAACTTATAGTTATAATTTCTTCTGCCAGTAGATATAAAAGTGCCGACGGATTTAGAATATACAGTACCAATACTGCTGGTAGCATCTGTTTCAGCCTCAAAACTGTCACCAACTTCCATACTTTTTAGTAGGTTGTGCATTTCTTCGTTGCGCGGCTTGCCGACAATTTTGTGTGGGATGGGGATATTTTTTTCTATCTTAAAGCTCATTTCACACCACCTTTGTAACCATAGTCGGTCATTTCTTCGTGCAGGCGCTGCCAGTTTATATCCAAAGGGCGATTGTCATTGCTGCGATCCGCGAACATGACCTGACCACCTTTCACAAGCTCCACACCATAAACTGCATTGGGCATACCATCGTATACGATGTCAATTTTGTGCTTGAGACACGTCCTGCGTACACGGTTGTAAAAAATTTTCTTTGCTTGGGCGCTCATGCGGCACCCTCTTGCAAGTATTCAGCCCAAAGCTCTTTGGCTGAATCGGTTGTCGCTAGAGCGCGAGCGCGTCCTGCTAGGTACTCGCCAACCTCGGCAGCCTCTAAAGATCTAGTGGTCAGGTCGAGCAGCTTCACGTCAGTTTTCTGAGAAGCCTTGCGGAACAAGCCCGGCAGCAACATAGCCTCAATCGGCTCAAGGTCGTGCTGGCGAGCAAACTGGCTCAGGTTTTTGGCAAAGATTTGGTCTTCAACTGTCATTTCGTTATCGGTCATCACGTTCTCCTGTAGGTGAAACAAGATAGTAGGGTATCCCGTGTCTATGTACAACTATTTATTCGTTTAAATTAATTTGTATAAAGAGTTGCACATAGGCACGGATAGTATATAATGATCACATCAACAACGAAACAGGGACGACAAAGTGCAAAATCAATTCAAAGCTGGTCAAGACGTCTGGATACACTTCCCTTGGGCAGACGCCTACTGCTGGTACAAAGGCACTTACATCAAGGAAACGGCAAAACGCTACAAAGTGAACGCCGGCATCCGAGGCGACATCTACGTCTTAAAATCACATGTCAAGGCCGCGTAAGCGGCTCATAGGAGAAAGAAGATGAAAGCTTTGAAACTAATTAAAATCGTAGATGGTCGAACCACTGGCGCAGTTTTGGACGGTACGCCGGTTAATTTTGTAGCATGGTTTGTGGACGAAACTGGAATAAAATATTCGGGTTACAAATATTCAGAAGGTTTGAAATCTTATGCTACGGGCAAGAATTTCGACTTGACTCAAACCACACTGCTAAACGGTAAAGATTGCATTCGCAAAGTAAAATCCGCAAATCTGATCAAACAAATGTTGACCTTAATCGAAGAAAACAAAAGCTCGGTACTTGATCAGGCTAAAAAATGGACTAAAGCACTTTCCGCGTAAGCGGTCTGGAGGAGGAGTTAAAATGAGAAACGTATCGTCAATCGAAACTATGTTGCCAAACTGCGGTGTCGTTGCAGTAGCCAACACTGTCGGCGAGACTGCTGACAACATGATGTCAACCTTCCGCAAAGTTTGTAAGCGCGATGGTCGTTGGTTGGGGCGCACGAGTGACAATATGCGCCGCAAGGTTCTCCGACACTTGGGCGTCAAGTTTGTCGAGAAGCAGTCCTCTGGTTCTTTAAAAAAGTTTGTCGAGTGGGAAACCGCGAAGGACAAAAAGTATATTGTGGCGCTGGGCGGTCACGTTGTGTTTGTTTGCAATGGCATCGTCCACGACCAACACGAAATCAAGCCTGCTCCCGAACACAAGTTTTGCAACAAGCGTGTGAAATCATTTATAGAGGTTGCCGCGTAAGCGGCTCATAGGAGAAAGATGATGCAAGCAGCAGCAAAAGGTAAAGGCGTAACGTGCCATTGGGCTAAGGTCACGCCACTCGCGGTTCTAACAAACAAGCGCCTAAAGGTTCTCAACACGCCACTGAAAGACTGGTTGGTGTGCGGCAAGTGCAACTTCCAGCAGCGCCACCACTCACAGTGTGGCAGTGAATTCGACAGCCACTGCTGGATGGAGGACTGCAAAGCCGACAACTCAAACTTTATGTACATGGACGAACTGGCGCGAGAGCTGCCAGCCAATGCGTCAATGTACCGACTCAAGCGATAAGGAAACAAGTGATGAAATTTAACCCGTTAGAAGTTGAAGGTAAGATCAAAAACGTAGATGGCCTGCCAGAGCTAAAGCGGCTGCTGGCTGAGCACGACTGGTACTTTGAATACTCAGATGACTTTCGTATCTGGCGGGTTGGCTCAGATCAGCGCAAGGCGATCAAAGCCCTAGCCAAAGAGCTTGGTATGGAAGAAGTGTTTGAGGAGGCGTTTGACGCCGTAACAAATAACAACCTCAGAGAGTTTTTGAGAACGCTATAATGTTTCACATGAAACAATTTGGGGGTTAGATGGAAAAGTATTTTCAGACGCTCGACATGGCATCATTTAGAATGATGCTTGAGGCTGACAGTGCAAAGGCCATGAAGCTGTACAAGCACGTCCTGCAAAGCCAGCATGACGCTGGGCCAGAATCAGATTACATCATCAGGATGTGGAAAAAAGACAGAGGGATTGGCGATGCGTCAGGTGACAATAATATCTAAGTCCAAGGTAAAAACTTTGGAGGATTTAGACGTGCTCGAAAACTCGTTTGAGGACGCAATCATTGAGGCGCTTGAGCAGGGCTACGAGATCGAGGTCGAAATTACGGCTGAGTTTAATAAGGTGGTTAGATAAGGTCTAAAGCATCCTTGGCGGCTTGTCTTTCTGGCTCACCAAAGATGTCTTCGTAGACGTACTTGCCGCCCCTGTACAAAGCGCCTAGTGGCGAGTTACGTTGCTCTTCGCTTTGGATATAATCCATTAAACGCTTAGCTTCTGGCTTGGCGTACTCCATAGCTGGCTGTAGTAAACCAGCTATCCCTTCTTGCGCTGATTGACTCATAGAGCGACCCATCTCGCTGCGCGGCTCGTAGTTTAATCCTTCAGAAGCATAATCTCCCACAGCTTCTTGGCGAGCAGCTAACGCATCGCTCTCTTCATCGTTCATAAACA